TTGCGTGCGAAATTCCTTTGCCCGGCGGTCCCCGCCTTGACGTGGACGCGATTCATACCAGTCTACAAGCTGTTCCGCCGTCCATACCCGCGTGTTTCCAACAACCGCCGCCGGTTCTGGTAGCGGGTGGCGTTTATTGATGTGATTACCGGTGTATTTCGCAATGCCTAGCATTCGCTCGGCGGCTCGCAAATCGTAGAAATGCGGCGCACCTTTGAGGGATTTATCCTTTTTCATGGCTTCCTTCCTATAGATTCAACTGTTCAAAGTTTAACACTTTGAACAGTTGAGGTCAATTAATTCAGATGTGGTAGGTTCACTATGGCGTTCGACGCGGCTACATCCCAAAACGTAGCATCGTCCACACCGATAACGTACCCGCCTCTTTCCTTATGCAGTACACGCCGGGCTATCGCTGGCAGGTCAAACCCTAGTAGTGCATCTGCGAACCGTTCCTGTAGCTTATCAACGATTCCGCCGTAGGTAGCTTGTTCTCTAGTTGGGTAAACTTTTCTTTCCACGTTCTTACACTCGCTAATCTTGAAGCCCTGTTGCTTCGATATTTCAAGCATACACACTTTGAACCGTTGAAGCAAATCGCCCGCTTAGTGTTTTACGTCTCAAACGCTAGAAGGCTCTCTAAGCGGCTAATTTCACCACGCCCTAACAACCACCCGCTAACCGCCTAAAAACGTCTGAGCGGGCGTTTTGTAGCTTCCTAGCGTAGATTTTGACCTTCTACCTCTGCACGCGTGCGAGCTATCCAACCATCCACCCCGGCGCGGCCATAAGCAACGAACACTTGAGTGCCTAGCTTAGCCGCCCGCGAGTGCCATAACTCTTGTGCCTTCGAGAGCCTACCTTTCTCAGTTTTCAGCTCTACTAGCCAAATTCCCCCGCCGGGCGTCATCACCATGCGGTCAGGAACACCTCGCTCGCTCGGTAGGAACTTTACTGCCTTCCACCCTTCACGGCGACAAGCCCTCATAAAATACGCTTCTAAATCTGCTTCTCTCATACCCCTACGGTACCACTACCGCCATAACGCCACACAGCAGACCGTAGAACGCCCGCTAACGGGAAAACACCACCCGGCGGGCATAATCACCCATCGGTTCAAAACTGACCGCTTAGAAAGCCGTCTAGCCATCAACGCCGAAACGCGCCGGGGTAGGGCGACAGCCCAAGCTCATAAGACTTTTCCGAAAAACCCTTGACAAGTCACAAACACTTATGTTATCGCGCGCACGCGTTCCTCTACTTAATAAGTTATATAGTTATATACTTTCCGTCTTCTGGACTTATAGCCCGCGCGCGTACACCCGCGCACACGCCCGCGCGTGTTCCTATACTTAATAAGTTATATAGTTATATACTCTAGCCACTTTTCTACTATTCAACTTTTAGGACGTTGAAAAGAAGCTGAAACTTTATATAGAGAGAGTTTAGGCTGATTAGGGTGTTGACTAGGGGTTTTACCCATTTTCAACGATTCAATTTTGAGGGAACTAAGTGCATTATGCAGTAAACTACACTACTAGAGACTTCTAAGTGCAAAATGCACTAAACTGCACCAAACTGCAACATCGACCTTATCATTTGATGCATTTTGCACTTAGAAGTCTCGTATGTTGTAGTTTGATGTAGTTTGCACTTCAATACCTCAGATTTTGGCGTTTGAAAATGGGTAAAACCCCTAGTCAACACCCTAATCAGCCTAATTACGCGTTTTATAGAGTTTAGGAACTAGTTTCTAGAAATCTAAAGTCTAGACTCTTGAAACTCGACCCCTCAAAATCACCACCTTTACACCTTGCGCAAAGCGCCTCCCCGGCGCGCAAAATGACGTTCCAAACTACCCACCACGCAAACTTAGGGGACTTCTTCTTTCGCGCCGGTTCCTGTTTCTCTCCATACTTACCCTCTCTATAACCTATGAGCTTCATCACATAAGCCCTCTACAGACCAAATCAACGCTTCAAATGTGGTATGCTTGAAATACAGCTAAAACCCACGATAAAGGAGCTTCATTATGAAGACCGAATCAACTTTACGCCCGCATGAGCGCGATAACGACTTGCACCTAACGCTTGGGCTGTATCAGCTTCGAGTTCTTGAGACGGCGTTACCGTCTGCTCGTTCGCTCTCTTACCAAATCCCAGCCCTATTGTCTGAAATTGGTGAGTTGCAGGGCGTGCTTGCTAAAGAGGTTCGAGACGATAACTGCCGCCCCAACTACCCGGCGCGTAAGGCAGAGCTTGGAGACATTGCATATTTGACCGCGCTCATGCTCAACGACTTAGGCGTTCGACGTATTACGCCCGCGAACACCCGGCTCGCTATGGAGCGTATGGCTAATGACGCGTTGGATAATGTACAGACGCCGTTCGTAGGGGCGTTCGTGTTCTCTCAGGTGGGAGCAGATACGCTCAAGGTTCTCAACGCCCCGCGCGAAGAGCACACGGCGACTATCCGTAACTACTCTAATCGCCTAGCCCGACTGTGGGAGTGCTTGCCGTATCTTGCTGAGAGGCTTCTAGCAGGTTCAGAGGAATACGACTCCCGGCGCGCGGCGGTGTTCTCACTCAAGACGAAAGAGAAGCGAGCGCAAGAACGTGCGGCGCTTCGAGAAGATATTTTCCAAGACGTTCTCAACGCGAATGTTCTCAAGCTGGCAGACCGTAAGAAGCGCGGGAAAATCAAGGGTAGCGGGGATAATAGGTAATGACGACGAACGATAACCACCACGGGGAAAACGTAGCCAAAGAAGCCGCCGAGTATCTCGAAGAGTACAACCGGCTCGGCGCTGAGCGAGCCGATAACAACCTACTGCCGGAACCGCTACCAGCCAACCGCCACTATAACCGCGACCACTACGTTACCCCCGGCTCGGTAGGAACGAAAGAGCGCCGCCGGTTCTCGCTCGGCATGGTAGTCACTATGATTATCACGTGCATGTTCCTAGCGTTAGCGCTCTTATCTACAACGTTACCCATGTTCCTAAAGATGTTGTTGTGTGCACCTATCGCCTTCATGGCCGGGGCATGCATCACCCACGCTATCGGTGGACGTTATACCGATAGCGACGAATAAGAAAGAAGGTAAACACCTGATGAAGAAGAAACTCTTTGCGTCTCTCGCAACTGTTGCGGTAGCGTTCTCAACACTTGCGCCTCTGGTTCCAGCAGATGCCGCGCCTAGACAGCCGCTTTCCCATTCTCAGTGTACTCGCTTGCGTGGTGTACAGCCGTGGGTACCCGGCTATTTGAATGCTAAGTATTGTAGTGGTCTTCGCGGTCAAGCGTACTGTCGATTCCGAGGTACACTTTATTGCGAGTAACCACTCCATAACCTAAGCCAACCCGGAGCGGTCTTATCCTCCATCGCGCCGGGTAACCCCAACAGAAAGAAAACCCATGAAGAAAATACACACGCTCTCACCACGTAAAGACGTGGAGGAGCTTGCAAAAGATGTACACGACCTTCTTCGTTATCGCCTAGCCGAAGGTACCGCCGTTACTGTGTGCACGGTCAATGATGAAGCCACCGGCGCGGTAACGAACCTCGCACTCAACAAGGCTTATGATATGAGCATCTTCCATGAAGCAGAGCAGGGTGGCGTACCCCGCGTTCACTACAACGTAGACAACCTGAAACTTCACCTTATGGTTCGCTCGGAACCTCAGGTATACGAACTGTCTAAGATGTGGAAGAAGTACGAACAGCGTTCTTATCTGGCACTTGAAGACAGGCGCGCTATCGACGTGGCTACCGCTAAGAACGAAGAGGTGCAGGTATCGGACGTGCTGATACCGGCGTACTACACTAACATGGTAATCCCCAAAGCAGACGTTCGTACAGTGCTCTCGAATGTGTTCGTTACCCATGTGTGGAACCACCTCGTAACCCTCGCTAATCCACACATCAGCGGTACATACTCGAACACCCCGGCGGGGGATGTGGTTATCAAGTTGGTAAAGATGAACCGTGTAGCTACTACCGGCTTACCCCGCACACCACACGTCTTGCGTTCAATGAACATGCGTAAGCTATCTGATGTATTGGACGCTCTCACCGCTTACCTTCGAGAGCAAGGATGCTACACCACGTCTCGACAAGTCAATAGCGCTTATGGTTTTAGGAATGTTGCGAAGTGATACCTGACCGGCTGAATAAGACACTGCGTACTCTCACGTGGATGTTCGCCGTAGCTGTCGTTGCCCTACTCACCGGCGTGTTCCTCTTGCTAGTACCGATTGAGGTTCTACAACTAACGTGGGCTAAGGGCTTTGAGCTCTTCTACTTCCGCCTGTTTGGCGTAACAGCGAGCATGACGTTACCCACTGTGGTAGTACATTTTATTCTTTGGGATTTGGGAAAGATTAAGGAGAACACCAATGCCTAACGCACCGCTAGAATACGCAACTATCTTGAATGAACTACTCAACCCTTACGCTTCACGGCAACGGCAACCATCGGGGCGGTACGCCGTTGAGCGTTACCCCTCGTTGCTCTCGCTGTTGGATGATGCTACGAACAGCGGCGGTAGCACCGGCGCGTCTGCATCTACGGCTAGTGTTCCGCTCTCGTTGGATGTGGTAGACCTCAAAGAGGAATACGGTATCAAGGATAGCGAGTACTACCGTTCCACCATCTTAGGTAAGCTGGCAACTGATACCTACACCGAAGGCGACCTGCAACAGTGGGTAGACCTGCATGAAGCTATCAGCAACCTGTTCTACCCACCAGTGAAGGAGTTCAGTTCCAACGCTCTTGAGTGTAGCAACTGTGGCTCTTCACCGCTCAAGGGGGTCAAGGAACCTGACTTCCTGGTGTGGTGCCCAGTGTGTCACCAGACATGGACTATGGAGGATTACGAAACTGAGATAGCCGCTCAGCTTCACGACCCCCTCCCGTAGTTGCATCTATACCTATATAGTGTTATAATATATACCGCACGCTATTAGTGCATCTATCTACAGTCAGTTAGTTATCTAGACAATGTAGATTTTTAGTCATTGAGAGGCTAGGGAGTAGATACCCTAGCCTTTCGCTTTACCTGGCATGGGGTAGCCCGTGCAGGTAGACACACCGGCGGGTACCCCATACCCACCCCATACCTATAGGACACCCACCATGCCAGCATCACCCGGTCAAGGTACACGCCGCTACATGAAGTTGCGTGCGATATTCCTTGATGAATGCAAAGAAGCTAACGCGCCGTGTTGGTTATGTGGGCAACCGATTGACTATCGTATCCCACACAACGACCCAATAACCGGCGCGGTCAATCGTGAAGCATTCGAGTTAGACCACGCTTACCCTCGGTCTACTCACCCTGAGCTTGCCGAAGACCCGTCGAACTTCCGCCCGTCTCATCGTGCATGCAACCTCAAGCGCTCGGATGGTAAAGGCGACTTGCCAATGGGTTCTGTTTCGTCTCGGTTCCTTATTGCACCAGATGAATCCTATACTTATGAGTTCAATTAAGGTATTTATTCTTAGTATTTCAAAATTATTACTATTTTTATCCTAGTGAAAGTTTGAGAATTTCTGAGTAATTCAGAATAAATAGTAGAACATGTGTACTAGGTTGTACTGGGTATTTTGTGGGTTTCACCCGGTACAACCTGGTTAGTTACCAAAGGGTAGTAACCAGGTATTGCAGGGGAGTAAGGGGTATGGAGGTAAAAATCACGGTGCGAACATATGTTCGGCTCGTTCCGGGGCGCACCCCATCTCTCCCCCCGACGAAGTTCTAAGCCCCTTAAAACTTTCATTCGTTACCACTTAACAGCAGACAAGCGCCCGGCGCGCGAAATGGAGCCGAAATGACCGAAAATAATGCTTTGATATACGGCGACATGGAGACAGCCGTTCGAGACGCTATCGAAAAAGCCACGTGGCTAACCCCGGCAGACGTTGCCGCTAAGAATATGCTTATCTCCCTAGCCGGGCAGTACGATAACCTCGAAGAAGATTACGTAGATGGGCGCATCACCCGTCCAGAGCAGATAAAAGCGCAATACACATTGAATGTGCACCTTGTGCAGCTCATGAAGCAGCTCGGTTTGACCCCTGAGTCACGTCAAGGCGTGCCAGAGCAAAAGGTACAACCTGCCGAAACTGACTCAGAACGCCGTATGCGTGAACGCCGCGAACGCCGCCGCGCCCGTAACGGTGCAGAGCATAAGCGAGTCTAGTTATGCGGGATGAAAACGGTAAGCTCTACGGTGATACCGCGCCTCGCATCTTCACTCCTCCGCTTCGAGAACTAACACCTGAAACGTCTCTAGGTTTTGAAGCGATTGAGACGGCTAGAGAAGATTTAGGCCGTAAGCTGCACCCCTGGCAGGAATGGTGGCTTATTCACTCGCTGGAATTAGCGCCCGGCTCGTTCACATCGGACGAATACCCGGTTTTGCGGTTCGAAACGGTCATTCTTCTTGTGGCACGTCAAAACGGTAAGTCGTTCATTGCTTCTACCCGCCTTCTTTGGCGAATGCTCATGTGGGACGGCCCGGAAATTGACCCGTTGTTGGTTCTCGGTACCGCTCATAAGCTCGCAGCAGCGGAAGAGATACAGGCGCAAGCGCATAATGCGCTCAAAGCGTCCCCGGCAAGCGACCAAATAGCGAAAATGACCGGTACGAACGGCTCTAAATCGCTTGAATTGGTGAATGGTTCGCGCTATCGCTGTGATGCGGCATCGGATGACGGCGGGCGCTCATTCTCAGTTACAGACCTTTTCTTTGACGAGTTGCGCCAGCAACAAGAATGGTCTCCCTGGATGGCGCTCACGAATACGACGAATGCCAAGTTTTCGTCTCAGGTTATCGCGGTCTCGAACGCTGGCGAGTCAAAATCTGTTGTTCTGAACAGTCTGCAGGATAAAGCGCGTGCGGAGGCCCGCGAATTGCAAGCATTTATCGACGGAGGCGGCGACCCGGAAGACTGGGCTAAAGACCATGAGGTTTCTTTAGGGCTTTTTGAGTATTCCGCCCCGGAAGATGCGAATATTCATGATAGGGACGCATGGGCAGCAGCTAACCCGTCTCTCGGCTACCCTTTCGGACCTACAGAGAAGAAACTAGCTGCAAGCGCCGCGCTCGTCGGTAATTCCAGTGAAGACGGCGTGCCAGAGCATAAATTCCGTGCTGAGGTGCTGTGCCAGAGGGTTGCAGTTGCTAAGGAAGGGCCATTCAAGTCGAAAGACCTGGAAGCGTGCCTATCCCCGGCGAGTGAGATTGACTCAGAAAGCCCTATCGTGGTGGGAGTCGATACGTCAGCAGACGGCAAAATGAGTTACGTAGCCGTTGCAGGTTTCACAGCAGACGGTACCCCCCAGGTTGAGGTGCTTACGAAGCGCCCGTTTATGGACTGGATACCTGACTTTTTGCGAACAGGTTTGAATTTCACTCCGCGCGACATTGTGTTGCAGGGAAAAGGCTCTCCGATTTCGTCCTATCGAGACTCGCTCGATAGGCAGGGCGTGCGTTTTACCCCGTGTGAAGGCTCGAACCTCCCAGCCGCATGTGTGCAGTTCGCAGAACGGGTTGAGCAGCATAAAATACGCTGGCGCGACCAACCCGTTCTTACCCGCCCTCTCCAAGAGGCGGTCAAAAAACATTATGGCGACGTGTGGTCTTGGAACCGCGATAAGTCGCCTATCGACATTGCGCCTCTATGCGCGGCAACGTTCGCGCTATGGGGTCTGTTGCGATTACCAGATGAAGACGAATCTAAATCTGTCTACGCGGATGAAGATTATAACGAATGGTGGAAGTAGTTAGAAGGTGAAATATGCCTAACGCCGGTGATGTTATAGCGCGCGCGCTCGCGGGTGGTCTATCGCGCGCGGTAACTACGTTTATGGGACGCGAGGTTGTGGTAACCTCCCCCGGCGTGGGTATCGAGTCTGAACCTCTGAATCTCACACCAGAACAGATGTGGCGTACACAGCCGCATTTGCGTACTGTTGTTGATTTCCTCGCTCGGAATATCGCACATCTAGGCTTGCATGTGTTCGATACATCGACGGATGATAGGGTACGCGACCGTAAATCGGTGCTTGCGGCTCTAATGTCTCAGCCTAACATGCACATGACTACCTTCGAGTTGATTTATGACCTGGTCGGTAACCTGGCACTGCATAATCGCGCGTATTGGTTTGTTTATGAGTCAGCGGAAACACCGTCAGGATGGGCAATACAGCCTTTCCCCGCATCATGGGTGAAAACGTCGTACGGTACCTATTGGGAGCCTACGCAATACGTGGTTTCTCCACCTGACTCACCTGATAAAGCGGTGAAGTTCAAACCGGAAAACGTTCTAGCGTTTGAGGGCTGGAACCCGCTTCCAAGTAAAGACGCATCAGCAGTTGAGACGTTGCGCCTTACGCTCGAAGAACAGTATCACGCCCGCAAACACCGTACTCAGGTATGGCGACGTGCGGGGCGTGTGGGTGGATATATCACCCGGCCTGTGGATGCGCCCCGGTGGACGAATCAAGACCGCCGCCGATTCCTCAAGATGTTTGAGGAATTTACGCGTGCAGGGTCTAAAACCGGTGGCACGCCTATCTTTGAAGAGGGTATGCGCCTTGAAACGTCTGAGTTCAACTCTGCAAATGCTGAATGGGCGGAGTCGGTAAAGCTCTCGCTTGTGACCGTTGCACAGGTTTACCAAGTAAACCCTGTGATGGTTGGCGTTTTAGACAATGCGAACTACTCGAACGCTAAAGAGTTCAGCAAATCCCTGTATACAAACACTCTCGGCCCGCAAATTCGCATGATTGAGCAGCGACTCAACACGTTCTTAGTGCCTATGCTAGGGTTAGACCCGGCGGAACACCTCTTAGAGTTCAATATCGAAGAGAAATTACGCGGCTCGTTTGAAGAGCAAGCCGCCGTAGCTTCCGCCGCCGTTGGCGCGCCGTATATGACTAGGAACGAAATACGTCGTATGAACAATTTACCGTCAATCGACGGCGGCGACGATTTGATTATGCCGTTGAACCTCGCAACAGAGAATGTTTCACGTGAAACAGACAACGGAGAAGACGCGGCTGACAATGTTTCACGTGAAACATTGGAAAACGACGTACCAGAGGCGGCTAAGTCGATTATTGACTCTCACGGCGACCGCGCCCGGCGTGTTATCGCGGCGAAGGGTGATAAACCAGAGGTTCGAGAACGTTTAGCCCGCGAATTGGCGCAAGATTTGGCGGATTTCCCAGAATTGGCGGAAAAAGCCACTGATTTATCGACAACTGCCGCCGGATTGAGCACAAACGTAGTAGAAAGTGGTGATGTTTCACGTGAAACATAAATCCCTTGTGGTGGACGTGAACACCACCACCGAAACAGGTGTTTTCACCGGTTATGCGTCCGTATTTAATAACGTCGATTTAGCAAATGATGTTGTTGTCCCCGGCGCGTTTGCCGAAACGCTACAGTCATACGGCCCGAACGGTGAGAATATCCCGTGCTATTGGAACCATGTTCTAGATGACCCGCGAATGTGCATCGGCTGGACTCTGGAAGCCCGCGAAGATGAACACGGGCTGTTCGTTCGAGTTCAACTCGACCTCGATTCAGAGGTTGGTGCGAAAGCGTACCGCATGCTACAGCGCGGCCTAGTTCGACAGATGTCAATAACCTACATCGTTGAACAGGAAACACCCAATAAAGATACAGGCGTGTGGTACCTGCAAAAATTGAAACTTTTTGAAGTCTCTGTTGTTCCGGTTGCGGCTAATCAGGAAGCAGAGATTTTGGACGTGAAGGCAGACCGCCCTAAGCGGGAACGCCCCTCAAACGATACAGAGGAAAACGAAGAGAAGCCTCTAGATAGCGAAGGCAGTAGCGAAGAGGAGCCTCAACCGGTCAATTCGGAGGATGAAGAAATTCACAACGAAGAGGAACCGGAGCCGGTCAATTCGCGTGTTCTCGCACTAGCTACTGAGGTTGAACTAACCAACATTCGACTATCCATTATGGAGGTAATCTCGTGAATCTGACTGAACAGCGAGACGAAATTATGAGCAAGACAGGCGCGCTTATTGAGAAGGTGCGCAAGGGTGAAGTGCTGACCGAAGAAGAGAAGTCCGAAATGGATACCCTCAAGACTCAGGCGGCGGAGCTTTCCGACCGTTTCAAGCGAGCAGAAGAAGCAGAGGCGCTTATGAAGTCCCTCGGTTCCCGCGAAGTCGCTGTACGCGAAGAGGAACCTGCACAGGCTCGCTCTCTCGGTGAGTATTTCGTACAAGGCGCTAAGAGCGCTGGCATTACCCGCCGCTTCAAGGCTGGCAACCGTGTAGACCCGTTCGACCTGCCCGAATACACCGGCTCGAAGGCCGCAGGTGACGTTATCAAGCTCGATAACCTACAGGCTACTGCCGGGCATCTCATTACCCCCGATATTGACCGCAATATCGTTACCGCCTACACTCAGCGCCCTACTATCGCCGCATGGCTCGGTGAAGGCACCATCGCATCTAACGCTATTGTCTACTTTGTAGAAAAGGTGTGGGACAAGAGCGCTAACGGCGATTTCGCTACTGTTGCTGAGGGTGCAGACAAACCCGGCATGACCCCGCCCGGATATACGGAAGTTACCGAAAATCTCAAGAAGATTGCGGGCTGGATTAAGCTCTCTATGGAGATGGCGGAAGATGCTTCCTTCCTGGTTTCTGAGATTAATAACCGTCTGCTTTTGCAGTTGATCATTTCTGAGGAACAGCAGTTGCTTTCCGGTGATGGTGCAGGAACCAATATCAAGGGTATTCTGAACCGTGAAGGCTTGCAGGTCAAGACCTCTGCTAACGCCGCCGGTAACCTGGATGCCGTGTACGAAGCTATGAACAGCGTCTACACTAAGACCGGTCTTCGTGCAGACGGTATCGTTATTAACCCTGCCGATTACGAAAAGTTCCGCCTTCTCAAGGACGGCAACGGCCAGTACATCGCCGGTGGCCCCTTCCAGGGACAGTATGGCGTTGGTGGCGTTCTGCAAGACCCGCCGCTATGGGGTCTGAACACTATCCAGACCACCGCTATTGCCGCCGGTACTGTGCTCATTGGTGCAGGTAAGGCCGCCGCAACCGTATACCGCAAGGGTGGTATTCGCGTTGAGACTTCTAACGCAGATGGTAACGACTTCACTAAGAACCAGTTCACTATTCTTGCTGAAGAACGTCTCGCACTTGCGGTTCGCCGCCCGGACGCTTTCGTGAAGCTGACTCTAGGGAGCTAATTCTAGGGAGCTAATTCTCATGAAGCACTACGAAGTTGAACATCATGGCTTGTCGTATACGGTTCAGCTTCACCCCGATACGGCAGAGGCTATAGGGGCGGAGCCGGTAGTAAAAGACAAGGCGCCAAACCAAAAGAAGAAAGTTTCACGTGGAACACGTAAGAATGTTTCACGTGAAACACCCTCAGAACCGGATACCCCCGGCTCGGAGGTTGAAACTGAGGAATAACGTTGAACTACCCACCTATCCCAGCGTCTACTAATGTAGATGAAGCGATTACGTCCATGATTCGCGCTTATTGCGGCTGGCATGTTGCCCCTGAGGTGAACGAAGCTCGCAAGTTCGATTACGACGGTTCAGGGCGGTTATTCATACCGACCCTGAACCTTGTTGAAGTACAGCGCATTTCTGTAGAGGGGAAAGACCTGTACGACTGGACGTTTTCACAGGATGGGTGGGTAACGTTCAGCCCATCGTACACACCCCCGGCGGGCGACCGCTCGGTTACTATCGAGTTCAAACACGGGTTTCCGCAAGCACCTGAACTTTCGTTTGTGCTTGAACGTGTAAAGGCTCGTTTAGCCGCGCTACCCGCTGCACCGCTTGCGTATCAACGCGCCGGTACACAGTCCGTAGGGTATGCAACGAAGAACGGTAGTATTTTAGGCTTCTCGCTCTCGGATAGCGAGAAGGAAGCCTTGAGTCACTACCGTTTGAAGGAGCAGCCGCTATGAAGTCTGTAGTTTTCCCCGGCTCTGCACAGCCCGCCCCGTCTGTGGTATACCACAAGGCTAAAACGGGTGAAACAGACCGCTACGGCAAACCTACCCGCGCATGGCGCGAACCCGTGCAGGTTGAAGACTTCATCTTGGATGTACCTTCCACTGAGTTGTCGCAAGACGGCGTTACGGTTCGCCCTAACGCAGACGTGACACTTTACCTCCCACCGTCTTACGCGGTGGCTACGGAAGATAAGTTCACGATTACACACCCCCGGCTCGGGATTGGGGTTGAATGCGTTCCTGCGGGCGTTGGTTGGGGCATCACTAACGCCTTCACGGGTGACGCATTCCGTACGGAGGTCAAGCTAAAGGTTCGCCGTGGCTAAGGACACACCATGAAAATCAAATTTAATAAAGAAGCCTTACGCCAGTTGCGCGAGTCCCCCGCTGTACGTGCAAACCTTGAAGCCCGCGCCCAAAAGATAGCAGATGCATCTTCACAGGGCGGGCGCGTGAAGGGTTATATCGTTACTGACCTTGTTTTGGAAAAGCCCCGTGGTGCGGTCTCTGTTATGGCGACCGGCCATGCCGCCTATGATAATCGGAAGCGGCAAACGCTGTTGAAGAATATCAGAAAGGGCGCATGATGGACTTCCAAGACCCTACAGTTACCGCGCGTAGCTACCTTGTGAAACACACCGGCGCGCCTGTGTTCCTTGATGAACCTGATTCGGACTCTTACGACTACCGTAAGCCTTGCATCATTATCAAGGATGTTGGTTCGCGGGTGCTGTATCAAGGCTCTTTTCTAGAGGCATCGCTTCATTTCGACGTTCGCGCGGATACCCGCGAAAACGCAGAGACGTTAGCGCGTCAAGTCTTTTCGATTATGCGTGAGTGGCATGGGCGCGATACCTCAGTTGTTCCTCAAGATAACAATGATTTTCCTAAATGGAGTCCCGAAGCCGATAGGCGGATTCCAGCGTATGAATTTACTTACCGGGCGTGGTTTCGCCCGTCCACACAAAATAGTTAGGAGTGCCTAGCATGGCAGATTCTCTTTCGGGTGTTGCCGCGATTCTCACCGGTAAACCACTCAAGGCAACCGGCGGGGTTACCCGCGCGCCTATCGGTACGCCGCTTCCTACGGATGCGACTACTAAGCTCAATGCAGCTTTCGTTCCGCAAGGTTTCATCTCGGAGGACGGTGTTACCCGTACTACCGACGCATCGGACGACAAGATTAAGGCATGGGGCGGACAGGTTGTGAAGGTTGTCCGTTCTGACTTCTCGGTTAGCTACAAATTTAGCTACATGGAGTCTGCATCGGCTACCACCCTCAAGTCTATTGTAGGTGAAGAGAACGTTACCATCACTGAACCTGAGGCAGGTAAGCATAACGGTAAGGTAGCGGTGAAAATCAACGCTAAGCCCGCGCCGCGCGCTTCCTACACCTTGGAGATGCTGGACGAAAACACCTTCATTCGTGAAGTTATTCCGATTGGGCAGATTTCCGTTTCCGGTGATGTGAAGTTCACCCACTCTAGCGTTATTAGCTACGAAGTTACTATCGAAGCGCTTCCTGATTCCAGCGATAACAACGCTTATGAGTACCAGGATACTGTTCTTCCTGAGAAGCTGGCAGAAACTAAACAGGCTCTAGGCGTTTAATAGCGTCTAGCTCAATACCGCCCCGGCGCGTTTTCGGCTCTCACGCCGGGGCGGGTATCCCCTCTTAGAGCCGATAACCATAACGAAGATAAGGAGCCGAACAATGGCACAGAAAGCCAAAGCAAAGAAGACTTTTACCCGTAAATCACAGAAGCGTTACGAAATGGTAACCTTCACAACCCCGATTTACGAAGAGGAATTTACTTTCCCCGCTGTGAAGCATATGAGTCAGAAACTAGCACTGTCGCTAGATTCAGGTAAGTTCACTGAGTTCTACGAATGGCTTCGTAACGCGGGGGTATCTGAGGAAGAGATTGACGCGTTCGCCTCTTTGGATGGTGAAGAAACTCGTGAATTTATTGACGCTTGGAGTGACGGACAGGTGGCTACCCTCCCAAAATCATAGCCACGGTTGAGCTGTATAACTCGCACCCGGAAGCAGTTATAGCAGAGCTTACCCCGGCGGGTATCCAGTGGCATAACATCGGTGAGACGCACACGTGGGATGAAGTTATTTCGGTTCTCACGTGTGCGCCGCCTTGGGGGCCTATCCAGCGGGCTATGAACCCTAAGACCTGGATTTGGGGTGTACCCGGTTATGACGAATTGGTTACTATCGTTGAGCTTTTAGCCACAGGCAATGTACAACGCGGCAACGCATCGGGTGCTAAGCGCTCTGATTTCCCGCAACGGATACGCCGTCCATATGATGAACGGGATGTTGTGGAAAAGAAGACCGTGGGTAAGGCAGAGGATGCACGGGTTGCGGCGGCAATTGTCAATGAGCATACTGGCGTGGATTTCGCATCGGTATTGACTCGATAATCTAGAGAGGGTGTATTGTGGGCGCTACCGTTGAACTAGCCACTGCCTATATCACACTTGCGGCGGAAACGCGCGGGCTATCGAAACAGATAGCCTCTGAATTGCGGGCTAGTGAACGGTACGCATCTACCACAGGCCGTAATATCGGTGATAATATCCGACAAGGTATTGCGTCTCGCAAACCTGAAGCGGATATTACCGGGCTTCATGAAAAGGTAGAGTCTTCTCAAAAGAAGCTCGCAGCAGCAACAGATAAGGCTTCGCGCGACCGCGCAGCCGCCGCCCGGCGTGTTGAGATAGCAGAGGCTCGACTCTTTGAGGTCAAGCAGAAAGATAACGCTACTGAGTCTCAGGTACTCGCAGCGCAAGACCGCCTAACCACGGCGCGCGCTCGGTATACTGAGGTTTCACGGCGCGGGGTCTCGCAGATTATCGCTCATAACGAAGCGCTCAAATCCGCACAGGCGAACCTCAACGCGGCGACACAGAGCGCTAATAGCGCCCTGTTCGCTCCGGCGAATAACGCCGTATCAACCGTTCGCCGTATGGTTGCTGAGACTGGCAACGCGGGCGGCGTGTTCTCACGTTTCGGCAACCTAGCCCGTAGTGCTTATGACGGCGTGGCTAGCGGTGCGACTCGAACCGCTAGCGTTACTCGCAGCGCATTTAGTGGTGTGGGTGATGTTGCGTCGAACCTGTTCCGTGGACGCTTTTCAGAGGCGTTTAGCACGGTAGCAACCGGCGCGCGAAACACCGCATCTAATATGGCGGGGTCTTTCAGCTCTGGAGCTTCTCGCATCTGGCATTCTCTAACCGGCGCGTTTCGTGGTACATCGGAAGCAGCAGGTGCAGAGGGTGCAGCAGCATCTAGCCGGTTCTCGGGCGGATTCCGTGGGATTCGAGAGCGCATATCTAGCCATTTGCACGGGTCTTTCTCTAGCGCTACTGGAAGCGCAGAGGAAGGCGGTCGCCGGGCGGGTACCGGATTCGGTAACGCTTTCAAATCGGCGGTTACAGGCATTCTCGCTTATGTAGGTATCCAGCAGATTACCGCGCTTACCTCGAATTTCATCAAAGAGGCGGGCGACCTCGAACAGTCGCTTGGCGCTGTTGATGCGGTTTTCAAGGATTCCGCCGGGCAGATGCACGAATGGGCTAAGACCGCTGCAACCTCTGTGGGTATATCTCGCAATGAGTATAATCAGTTTGCCTCCGTGCTCGGTTCTATGCTCAAAAACGCCGGTACGCCTATGGAGCAGCTAGGCGACAAGACTAATAAACTTATTAGTCTTGGTGCAGACCTCGCATCTATGTACGGTGGCACGACGGCGGAAGCAATTGAGGCTATCAGTGCCGCGCTTCGCGGTGAGATGGACCCTATCGAACGATACGGTATTTCGCTCAACGACGCTATGCTTACTCAAGAAGGATTGCGTCTCGGTATCCAGAAAACCGGCGGGTCTTTCGACACTCAGCAGAAACAGCTTATTGTTCAGTCTCTGTTGTTCAAACAGTCAGCAGACGCGCAGGGCAACTTTTATAGGGAAACTGACACTTATCAGCATAAGACACAGGTTCTTGCGGCGAAATGGGCAGACCTTTCAGCTTCTATCGGTGAACGGTTCCTACCCTCGGCGGGTGCAGCGGCGGAATGGGTAACCAATTCCGGGCTACCTGCGTTCGAGCAACTGGCAAATGGTCTAGCTAATGTCTCTCAATTCCTCGGTAATACGATTCAATATTGGGGGCCATTTGTTGCTGGCATGGCAGCAGTGCTTGTACCCGCCGGGTTAGTGGCAGCCGCGATATGGGCAGGTACAACGGCGGTTAGCGCGTTAGCTACCGCTTTCACCGCGTTAGGTGTTGCGGAGGGTGTAGCCTTATGGCCTATCTACGCTATTGTTGCGGGTCTAGCCGTTCTTGTAGGCGGTTTGGTTGCCGCGTACACTAATATTGGTTGGTTCCGTGACTTGGTAAACGGAGCGTTCCAAGGTATACAGTTTGTCGCCGGTATCGTCTGGCAGGCTGTTCTAGATGCGGTGAATGCCTTCGTTACTTGGTGGCAGACCTACGCTCAACCCATCATAGATCAGGGCATACAAGCTATACAGTTCGGCATGATGTGGCTGTGGCAAAACGTCATGATTCCCGCGTGGCAAGGTATCCAGACCGTCATACAGTGGGCATGGGAGAATATTATTCAGCCCATCTTCACCGCCATAAATGATGTGGTCACGCATCTGCTCGCACCCGTCTTTGTATGGTTGTGGCAGACGATTATCACGCCGGTCTGGCAGGGTATCGTGAATGTCGTTACATGGGCATGGACTACAATTCTACAACCCATGTTCCAAGGCATTTGGGCGTTCATCACGGATATTCTCGCACCAGTCTTTACATGGCTGTGGCAGAACATTATTGTGCCAGCCTGGCAGGGTATTAGCGCGGTTATCGGCTTCGTTTGGAATAACATCGTAAAGCCAATATTCGACGCTATCGTTTGGGTGTTACAGAACATTGTAGGCCCTGTGTTTACATGGCTCTGGAACGAAATAGTTACCCCAGCGTTCAATGGTATACGCATCATCATTGAAATTGTCTGGAATGTTATTCGCGTTATTTTCGACGCTATCTATCACGTTCTCAAGGATGTGCTAGGCCCGGCGTTCTCGTGGCTCTGGGAGAACATCGTTAAACCAGTGTTCAACTGGATAGGCGACCACATCGGCAAGACAATGGGGTGGATTAAGGACAACGTTCTAAATCCGCTCGGTCATTGGTTGCAGAACGATTTTGCTAATGCATGGAGCAAGACTGTTGAGATAATAGGTCAAGCCTGGGATACCTTGAAAAAGGTTGTCGGTACACCCGTCAAGTGGGTTGTGGATACCGTTATCAACGGCGCGTTGATTGATGGGTACAACTCGCTAAATGACGTATGGAGCGGCGCCGATATTCCACGTATCAACACCGGTGGCATTCCGTCGTTCGACGTTGGTGGTTACACCGGCCCCGGCGGGAAATACCAACCCGCCGGTATCGTCCACGCGGACGAGTTCGTTATCCGTAAAGAGTCTCGCGCTCGCTTTGAGCGTGAGAACCCCGGCGTGCTGGATTACCTCAACAAACATGGTAAGATTCCTGGATTCGCTAACGGCGGGCGCGTACCTGGCTTTGCAGACGGTGGATGGGTACCATCTGATAAGGTCAAGGACGCTATCAAGAGGCAGAACAGTTCTCTTGATGCGCGCGCCGGTAAAGCCGTTGATGATGCTGTGGACTGGGGTTTTGACCGCGTAAAGGACGCGATTCTTATCCCCGTGGATACAGCGGCTAACCTCGCTAAAGACAAGTTCAAAGGTAATGAGTTTGTCGTTGGCGCGGTTGGTCTGGCCCAAAAGTCTGCACACGATATAGCCGATTTTGCGAAAGAGAAGATTAAATCTTTCGTGCCTAAGTTCAACCCCGGTGCGGGTGTTGAGCAATGGCGGCCAACCGTTGAGCAAGCTCTCGGTATCGCCGGGCTACCGGTAACACCTGATTACGTCAATGCGTGGCTGTCTCAGATTCAATCTGAATCTGGTGGCGACCCCGGCGTGACTCAGAACGGGTATGTCGATATAAACACGATTACGGGCGATTTGGCGCAGGGTCTCGTTCAGGTTATCGGCTCTACGTTCGCGGCTTACCGTGACCCGTCGTTGCCGAATGATAGGCGGCACCCGCTCGCTAACCTCGTTGCAGGTATGCGTTATGCGGCGGCTCGGTACGGACGCGGCGGGATGCTCGGTGTTATCGGACATGGGCACGGCTATGCAGACGGCGGTAGGGTTACCCCGGCGCTTTATGATAAGGGCGGGGTAATCCGGCGCGGTGTGCAGGTTATCGACCATCAACGCAAAGACCCGGATTATGTTCTCACTACTAAACAGTGGGAGAACATGTACAAGATAGCTGAGAATACAAGTAAACAGGTAAACAGCGGCATCACCATTGGCACCGTCCAGGGCTACACGGCTGAGGAGGTAGCCCGTGAGATTGAGCGCCGCCGTAGGCAAGAAGAGGCACTAGTTTATGGCTAATAAAGCGCCTGTGGTTCGACTTATAGACCCTACAGATGCGGAAGAACCGGTTTACTTGTTATCGACAGGCCGAAGCGCTTTCACCCCTCTTTTGGGGGGGGGGGGGGTCGGCCTGCCCGAGGTCGGGGACAAACTAGCCCATAGTCCGAC